GCTCCATCAACAAACGGCAGGGTGTATTCCGTGTTGACGTTAATCTGAGATAAAAACTTCATAGTTTACCAACCTAATACAGTATAAGCAAAAGTACAAAATAAAAGAGGGGGCCAATGACCCCCACCCTTACTGCTATTCACCTATATATTAATCGTTGGATGTGATAGGAGCATCGCCTTCCACTGAGCCTGCTATTGTATCACCAGAGCGTTTTGACGCCTGCAGTACAACGTAGTGTGTGTTGTCCGTCACTGCGGAACCAAATGTAACTACAATAGCATTACCTGTGGGTCTGGTAATATCAACAATAACAGTCTCTTGAGTTGCGTATGAAATAACCTCAGCCATAACAGCCTTAGTCCCAAAGTTGTGGGTTACCGTGTATGCGTTGCCTGTTTTTGATACATTTCCCTGAAGAGCGTCAAGTGAGAAGTGTATGGGAAGACCGAGATAGTTAGCAACCGCAGTAAACGTAGCCAAGCGAAGAACTCCAGCTTGACCATCTGCATTGCTCTGCATAATGAAGTGGTCGGTAGTTGTTACACTAGGGCTTAGTGAAGGTAGGCTACCGACGTGCAATGGCTGGTCTACGGTGGTGAAGCGGTCGTTTGTCTCGTCCCATAAGAACGATACGGCTGCTGCATTACCACGCTTTACAGAGAATCCACCGTTCTCAGTTGGTGGAGTGCTGACACTAATGTCAGAGTTCAACAGGATGATGCTGTCTCCGATGTTTACCTCGTTAGAAGTGATAGAAGTCAACTGACCATTTACAGTGAGGTTACCACTGATTACCGTATTTTCTGCGTCGATGGTTACGGTGTATGACGTTCCACCACCCTGAAGAGATACGGCCTCCTGTAGAATCTTAGCGTTCTCAAGTTGAGTGTTAAGGTCATTCCACATCATCAGTCTTCCCTCAGAAAGACCAGTGGCATTCTTAAATCTTACATTGTCGCCAGTGAGTTCAAGGCCATCGCTTACTCCTACGTTAAGGATTCCAGTTGTGGTTCCGTCCCAAGTAAGACCGTTACCAGCAATGGTTGAAGCGACACTGATGGTTACCTCGCCGTCACTACCGCCTCCGGTGAGACCAAGACCAGCGGTTACGCTGCGGATGTCACCAGTGATGTCGTGCCAAGCGGTTCCATCATAGTATTTTACTTTGTTAACCGTAGAGTCGTATACGATTCTACCAGTGTAAAGATTGCCACCAGCTAATGCAGTAATCTGCACAGTAGATAGGTGCTCGGGACGAAGACCTAATACGGGGAATCCGTTGAGCTGAAGAGAAACTAAATGACTTAGTGCCATATCATTCTTAGTTTAGGTACGCCTTCCCGCTAAATGGGTCGACGAAGGTTATGGTTAGGGTGTTTAAAGAGTTATATTGGATGTCTCCTACTACAACATTTTCTGTGGAATCAACAACTACTGCGGCTGGTTTCTTGCCTAGGTTATGGTTAATGACCCAAGTAGCTGACGGCATATTCTGCTCGTAAACAAAGTGAGCGTCTCCGCCTCCACCAGTAACACCACGGATTGAAAGGCTAGTGGTTGGTCTTGGGATGACAATAGTATTCTGAAGCGTCGGCTGTTGTACGCTTACATTGATTTGTTCTCCGCTATTGATGGTTATATCACTCATAGCGTAACGTCCTCATTTACTTTGAAGATTCCGTACAACCACGTCTTAACGGCGCCAGAGTTTGTACTCTGAAGGTCGTACACATAAAGACCACCGCTAACGGCGGACATAGTGACCGGAGGTGCGGTAATAGTCAGCACACCAAGAGTGGTGCCACTGTAAGTGAACGCATCATCCTCAAGGATGGCAGAGGCGGAAGTATCCGTCTCACGAACATCTAGCTTCCACGTGTATCCGGTGAGGTTGATTACAGCCCCAGTGTCGTCCTTAAACGTGAGTTCAAGACGGAAAGAGTCACCCTTTCTACAGGTGATGTCTACTCTTTGTGCTGTATCTAAGTTAATCTGGGCGGCCATAGTGCAAATATACCAACTTATTGATTGCCAAGAATTTGAGAGAGAAGGTTGGTCTCTTCGTCAGTGAGCTCTCCACGTTCTCCCTTACGCTGAGAGATTAGCTTTGACTGCTCGACTGCCTGCTTCTTAACACGCTCGTCCTTAGCCATTTCACGCTTATCCTCCACGCTCATACGGAATTGTCTATCCTCCTGATTAACCTGCATACGTCCCTCAGACTCAACTTTAGCCAATTCAATCTTCAACTGATATTCTCTCTCGAGTAGCTGCATCTTGATTTCGGCTTCCATCTGTAGCTTCTGCATTTCAAGCTGTGACTTAACCTGCTCTGTCTGAGCCTCGGCTTGAGCACTAGCTTGAGCAGTCTGCTGGTTTACTTGAGCCTGCATCTGGCTGTTCTGGGCTGCAATCTCTTGCTTCTGCTTAATACGCTTCTTCCGGCGAACAATCAATAATTGCTCAGCTTGGTCTACGTCCTTAAGTCTGCGGATGGCCATAGCATCCTCTAAGTCAATCTCCCCTTGTGCAATGGACTGCTGAATGTTAGCCTCTAAGTAAGCCTTGTCGGTGTCAGACATCTCAGGTACTACACGCACACCGAAGTTGTACATAGGTAGGTCCTTAAATGATGCGAGGACATCCATATTAGCCTTACCGATTGCGTTCTCGTACACTCTGTAGATAACAGACTGAGGAGGCACGATTTGGAGGCATTTAACGACGTATTCCACGACTTTCTTGTAGAGCATCATAGATGCGTGAGTAATGTCGTAGGTGGCGTTATTTGATGCCTCAATGGCCTGCTGGCGCACACCAACCAATGCGTCACCCTTAGGAGTGGATGCGTCAACTACTTCGTTGATACCCGTAGCGTCACGAATCATACGCAGGTAATGGTTGTATGTATTCACATACGCCTCGATGTTGCGGATGGCGTTACCAATCTCACGGATGGGTGGGTTCTGAAATCCTCCCTCTGGGTTCTTAGAGCGATAGTAGAAAATACCAGTCTGCTCGTAGATATCTTGAATCTCCAAAGGTTGAAGCTCTCCACCAGAACCGAGCTGTACGTTCTCCAATCCCTCGATGTCGATGATGAGTCCGTCAGGCTTAGCCTTAGCGATTGACTGCTGAATCTTCAGGTGAGTAATTTGCAGTTGGTCAGCGAATCCTACGATGCCGCTTACCATAGACTTAGGAATCATACGGCGCATATTCACCGCAACTGCACTGTACGACAGGCGAGTTCTGGTGATATCGTGGATGTTGCGTGGCTGGTTGTTCTTCATCCCATAGCCGTACATCTTGTTCGTACCTACAATGTAGCTACCTCCGTAAAGTGTAACGAATGACATACGTACTGGCTTGCGGTCGAACACGCTCTCCTTGGGTGGCTGATACACCATACCCTTGTAGTAGAATCCTACGTTACCGAAGCGAGACTCCTTAGACTCGTAGAAGATGTCATCAACTGATAGGAACTCGAAGTCCATAACCTCAACGATGTACTCGTCGTATCCGAAGATTGTTCGCTGTAGGTTTCTGTCGTAGTAAGAGTGAGACAGCTTGTTTGGGTCGTTGGCGTACTTATTCTGTACGTTGCGAGCCATCTGGTCGTACTCCTGCTCAGTGAACTCATCACCAGCCAGACGCTTAAGCTCCGAAATGGTGATGCGCTTAACGTGACCAGCGTAGGTCAGGTCGTTCATCAGTGGGTCCTCGGTGTACGAGTGGATGAAGTATGCCGGGTCAACGTACTTGGCTACGAGTCCGTAGTTGGGGTCGTACTCGTTTTTGGTTACGCCCATACCTACCTGAACCAAATCGTTCACGCATCTGCGGTGTACGGTGTGGTTGTATTCGTTCCACTCAAGTGTGAGGTTGGCTGCAATCTGCGCGGCAATCTCAGCGTTGGTCTTGATGTTTGACTCTAGGAAAATCTCAGCTTCTTCCGGGGTGTCGGGGATTTTCTCTAGGTTAGTACCGATGTCAAGTCCAGCCTGCTGAGCCTGCTGTAGCATATCTCTGTTGTTCACGTTGAACTTGAGCTCAGCCTTCTTGCGCTCCTTCTCGGTGATGCTAAGTGGGTCGATTGCCTCTACGTTGGGGTATGGATTCTTAGAGAGAATCTTATTTACTACAATCTTAACGAACTTGGGGATGATGGGGACCGGAGACCAGTCGATGTTGAGCAACGAACCGTCTCCGTTGTTCGGGTCAAGCGAGTTTAGAATCTGCTTGTAAATCTTTGTGTCTTGAGTTCCGTTGGCGTAGTCTCTGTATCGCTCGAACTCGTCGAGACGCTTACGGAAGATACTTCCGTGGTCGTCTGTATGTCCCCACTGCGACTCGATGGCCTTAGCGTACTTCAGTCCGTAGGACTTGGCAGCCTTAGCATCGGGAGAAGCTAGTGGGTCAGGGAAGTTCCCTTGCTTGTTATTGCTTTCCATACCTATTGTTTATCCCCAGTTTATGTGCAAATATACCGAATAATGTGTTGCAGGTTAGCGAGTTATGTCCTTGAATCGCCTGAGGAATACTTTTGATGACATATCTGCCGACTTACGCTCCTGTTTTACACGCTGTGCTGCGAGCAGTGCAAGACCTGAACTGATGGTCAAGTCAAACTTAGTTCGGTCGTCGATTCGGTAACCAATCCAGTCTTCGAGGGTCTTATCTAGATACATACGTCCGTATTCACCACTCTCTGCGTTAAGACCCACGTGCTCGTGTACGTACGCCTCAATAGCCTGTGCGTGGGCCTGTATCACGTCCTGTGAGTTAGATGGGATACCCTTGGTCTTGACGTTGGAACTAGAACCGGGGGCCCTTAGGTGCTCGGGTCTATCCATAATGTATCCGTCGTATCCTCTCGATTCGAAGTATCGTACTATCCCATACTTGTTGTTCTCTATGAGCAGTGGATATCCATAGAACACTGCGGCCATCAGTACATCCTCATAGAAGATTCTGGCTAGCGGAGGTCTATTGGCATACTCAGCCACGAACATATTCGACGGATAGCTCATATTGAACTTATTGTAGATGTGGCAGGCCCCCTTAGAGCCACGTCCGTCCATCGTATTGTCGAGGTCATAGGAGTCAACTCCGCCAGTACCTAGGTGGTCGTTCGCCGGGAACACCTTGCCAAACTCCGTCTTTCGTTTGTTTCGAATATCGTCTGGTGGTAGCCACGTAACCGTCCAGCGACCGTTGGCATCTGGGTTCCATAGAACCTCGGTGTCTGGCTTGCCGTCCTTCCACACGAAGTTGCCTTTGATTACAGGGCTTGGGTATAACTCTCTGTTGTGCTGCAACTGCTCGTATATCTTTCCCACGTTGAAGTGAGATGACTTGGTGGAGTCACGGAATGCCTCCTCCTCGCTCCACGGGAACTGACGGATAACCTCATTGAGTTCATACGGGTCGTGCATCAGTGCCTTACGTTCGTTCGATAGATACGTCTTAGCTCCGATGCTGATGATGTCTCCATCCATCGTAAGCGTTGGCTCCGCTGGGTCCTCAACCACGGGCATACCGTACACGTCGAAGAATCCTTCAAGCGCCTCATAGGCTGGAATGAACAGCTTGTAGAGTCCACTCTTGGTGCGCCCGTTCTCGTTACGCTTGGTGGGGTCCGAGTCGTAGTACAGCTTCTTGTAGTTGGCTCCGCCCTTATCTAGAGGATTAACAGTTGAGCCGACCATAGCCTTACCTACAATCTTCTTACCTACCAGCAGACAGGTCCTGTGTACACGCCAAACTTCATTGATATCGAGCGGATTCTCCCACTTTCCGGCCTCATCGAGGTATAGATAGTGTAGTTTCTCACCGTCGTATGCGTTGGCCACTGAGTTCTTCCAATTGATTACCGTATCAAGAGCTTCGGTCTGCCCACTGACTTTGTTGGTCTTTGTGATTCGTTTTGCTGGCTCACGGAATGCGAGCTCCACACGTGGGTTGGTCGTACCATCCTGAATCGGCTTGAAGAAGAATGGGTAGGAACGGAACATCGGGAGTAGTTTCTTCATAAAGATGTTCTCTTGTGCGTCCTTACCTGTCTTGGACATAATGCCTAGCACCTTATTGGATACCTGCGTACCCTCGTCAGCCAGTGCTGAGCCACAGATGTTGGTGTAACCTGAGCGTCGACACTTGGTGTATATCTGTCCCACGCACCTAGGGTCCTGCTTGCACGCCTCTAGATGCAGGAAGATTGTCCGCTGGAAGTCTAGGAAGCTGGCGTAACCGATGTCCATCTGGCTCCACTGGAGTAGCATATAATGATGCCCGGTAATATATGTTGGAACACCGTTATTGTAGAACCACACACCGTTCCTACGACGGTGAAACTCCTGCTCGATGTAAGCATTATGTTTTATACGGAACTCCTTGGGCTGCTCCATCCACTCATCCATAGAGCGTACACGCACTAAGTCCTGAGGTACTGGCAATCTCTTCCACATCTGCTCCTCACGTTTCTTGTCGTGGAACAGAATATCCGTCTTGGCTGGTTGTTTGGGTAGTTGGATGAAGATATCGGATATCTCAATAACATCTCCCTGCGAATCATCCGGACAGATGTTCACTAAGAAGTCTTTATACCCGTCTATCTTCTTTAGCCCAGCCATTACTTCCTGAATTTCTCAGCGAAGCCACCTGCGAAGTCAACCTGCTCACCCATACTTCCGTTCTCGGATAGCATCTTAATCATCTCCTCCAACCGTTGCCTTTCTTGCAGAAGCTCACGAGCATCAACTGCCGTCTGTTTGATTGACTGGAGCTCAGCCTTGCGTGCCGACCCGTTGATTTCAGGGTCGACTGGCTTCTTAATCTCCTCAATCATATTGTTGATGGCGACCTCCATCGACTCCATAAGTCTGATGGCCGCATCAATGGTGGTGAATTCAGACTTCTTCCTTGACATACAGCAGGTCGTTAGGTGTCATTCTCCAGAGTTTTTCACCGTTCACATCCATCGTATAGTCAGATTCTTTGCTGAAGCCTACTCTGTCGCCAGCCTTAACTCCCATCTCAAGCAGTTCGGGGGTATCGAAGCGAATGACTCCCTCCATCTTGACTTCCTTCTTTGTAGAGATAATCAGTCCAGAGTCAGATGTTGGTTCTTCGGCCTCCTCCGGTATGAGAAACACCCATCCAGTGAGAACCTTCACTTCTCCGTCATCACCCTTGTAGGCGTAAGCCTGTGAGCCATAACCTCCGTCTGGGTCGAACTTCACTCTGTACAGCTCCTTGTCGATTTCTGCACGTTTGTCGAGCACCACGTGGTGGTGGAAGTACAGCGTATCGCCCTCCTTGGCTCCGGTTGGGAACTTTATCGGGGTTGCGACAATCTCAGCCTCAGAGATTCGGTTGGCAAACTCGTCGAATCTAGAGTCCAAGAAGTATCACCGAACTTAATGGTGTCCTTGAACTTCTTGGGCATACGTACGATAAACTCGTGTAGAACCTTCATTAGAACTTACAGTCGTTTTCGATTACCACTGGCATACCGATGATTTCCTTCCAAGGCATCGTGCCGTCACCGTTCTGGATGTAGATGGTGTAATCCTTGCGCCCGTACTTTGCGAATGTGCGCTCGTCAAGCTCGATGGCTACGATGGTTCCGTCGCTTCCGGCGTTATTGCCTACGACGTATGCTAGGGCGTCCTTAGGATTCGTCCCTACAATAATCTTTCTAATCATATTGTTTAGTTTGAGTCTGAACTTCCCCCTCCCATACGGCGCAGCCAGTAATCTACGCTGCTGGTATCGTTGCGCTGCTGGTGCTGGTATCCTTCGATGATGAAGCCCACGATTTCGTCAAGCTCTTCCTCGTCGTTCACGTTAACTGAGAACGCAAGGTCCATCTCCGGCTCGTCGTCCTCATCAGATGGAGATACTACCCCAATGGCTGCAACAACAAATCCATAGTCTTCGAGGCCGTGCTTAATGATAAGGCCGTTCATCTGCGCTACAAGGCCAGTAAACTCCTCGTAAAGCTCGTCTCTAATTTCTTTTGGGATGCTCATTGTAATGAAAAATGTATGAAATTTGCTACGAATTTACAAAACAAATACAATATGAGACGTGGAGCCAACTCCAGACGTATGCGGGAGTATGCGATTCTACCGGCCAGAGATATAGCACGTAACTATCTCAAGTACCTCCGTCACGTACAGTCTGATGTATGTCAGAAGTTTGAACTCACTCCAAGTCAGTTTCAGTTCCTGCTATTCATCTATGACCTAGAGTTCTTCACTCTGATGTATGCCAGAACACACTTTGCGGCCATATCAGACAACAAGATGCGACTTCTCTACACTAAGCCACTGCTGGATGCTGGTATTATAGATGTGTACGTCAATAAGCACAGCCTTAAGAGTGACGTACGTCAGATGTTCGGGATATCGAGCAGTGAGGGATACGCCGCTAGGTATGCGCTCACCCAGAAGGGGAGACTGCTCGTTCAGAAGATTTACAGGAAGCTGGAGGGCCGTGAGGCTATCAATGCTGACGAATGACCTTGAATGGCATCTCCATCGCAGCGTCGGTGTGCGGGACGAACTCGCCCGTGTGCTCCATCAGGAAGTAGCGTCCACCCTTACTCATCCAGTGGTAGCCCTTCGGTGCTTTAACCATAACCTCATTGGGTCTCTTCAGGTCTGTACGCTTAGCTTTCATCAATTACGGAATTTAGCCGCCCACTCGGCGATTTTCTTGGGTTGTGGTACGAACTGTTTACCGGACTTGTTACCCTTAGCTTTTGCACGGTTGGTTGCGGCCTTATCTGCGGCACTCATCGCACTCCACGCAGCCTTGGGCAGGTATCTCTTCTTACCTTCACTTGGCTTGCCGTCGGAGGTCGTCCAGTCTTGCTTGGTCCACTTAGATAGGCTCGTCTCCTTCTTGGGTCCTGAGTATCCTCCGCCTGACTTCTTGTATCTAAGTACGGCCAGCTGTGCCTTACGGGCTGACCACTCGCCGGGGTCTCCTCCCTTAGAGCCTGCCTTCACGCTAGCAACGATGCGCTTCCACTTTGCTGGGTCCTTCTTCTTAGCTTCCACTTCCTAAACGGTTGATAATCTCAAAATTACGAACACCAACAGTTGCTCTGTCGGCACTCACACGCTTGACACCCTTGGTGTTGTTGCCTCTCTTCTTCAGTGACTTAGCCATTCCAGTTGATGTAATGTAGGATAATCTTGATGTCTTTGCTCTGGAGGTACTTCCCCTGTGGGATTTCCACCCCGTTGAAGTAATCATTCGAGTAATCACGAGTGAATGCATTCCACGTATCCTCGTATGGGTTATAGTGGAACAGCCAATCGTTGAATGCTTCGTTCTTCATTTCTTGCTTCTGTTGCGTCTGGCCATAATCATACGTGCCTCGTCGTGGTCGTAATCCTTCCCGTCTCCGTTCCCGTATGTCCCGGCGTCTCTATTCTTCTTATTCAGGAACGCACGGTACTTCTTCCGCTCTTCAGTTGAGTGGTACTTAGTATCGTACGCCTTCTTCTTATCTCTAGCCTCTGGGCTATTGGCGTAGAACTCTGCGCTCTTACTCTTCCTTGCTTTCACCTTTACCGTTGTGTTTGATGTAATCTTCAACAGCTTCAATGCTGTGCTCCATTACGGAAATCTTAGATGCCATCCACGGGTCTAGATTAGACTTAGCGTCGATGTTCTCTAGGATGTCCTCAATACAGTCCTTGATGCTCATAAGCTGGGTGATAATCATCTCACCGTTCGGCTCCTTAGATGTATACTTCCTAGGTTTCACTTCTTCTTCTTTTTAGAAATTTTACTCCAATCAAACTTAACCAACTTCGCTCTGTTGTCAGGGCGAACCTCAGCCTTCTGGCCTACGGGGTCAACTGGTCGTTTAACTGCTATCATCTTACAGTCCCTTAAGCATTTGAATCATCTCGGGCTGTGGGAAGATATCAATCTTATCCTTACGTACTGAGTTGTGCGTATATACTCCTGCGACACCATTCAGTGCATTCATAGATACATCCCACATATCCTCCTCACGATAGTCCAGCGGGATATCATAAATCTCATTCCAGTACTTCAAGAGATTCTCAACACTGCGAATCTGCTCATCGGTGTATCTGTGGAAGTGGATATGCTTCTTGTACGGGGAATCAAGGGTACATACATCCTCCTTGGCCACCTCACGATTGACGTAGTTGTAGTACTTACCGCCACGCTCCTCTAGCTGTCCCCAAGCACAAATCTCAATACCGATAGAAATCTTATCGAGCACCTTGTGTGGGACACCGTACCCCTTGAAGATTTCAGCCTTAGCACCTAAGTGGTAGGCCCAGTACTTAGATGGGAATCCCTGCACGATGCGTCCATCTCCTTCCTTAGCTCCCTTTCCGCTGATACAAACACACGTTGCGATACGACCTCTTGAGTCGGTATCCCACTGCTTGAATGTAGATACCCCACTTGAGTTACCTGCGGTGTGGTGTAGGTAAATCTGCTTCTTCGGAGCAGCCTCCTTGATGTACTCGGTAGGTGAAAACTCTACCTGCAAGATGTCCTTGAGAAATTCCATAGAACAAAGATAATGATTGTATACGATAGGTGATTATGTCGGTACTATGTATTACACACTATTGATTATGTCATTTTTTTTGTGTAACTTTGCCCCTGTAGTGCAAGGGCACGCAGACGAACAATAGTATACGCAACGTAACATAGACGTAACTACGGACCGATGCATAGGCGGACAGCCCAAAAGCGACAGTCCGCCTCTGCAAAAATAGGGCGACAGCCACTACGCAAAGCACTTGAATACAGGAGGCGTGTGTCCAAGCAGTTCCTATCCACAAGAATACTCATTTAACTGCTCGTATACAGTATTCTACTGTTGTTTTCACGTTTTAGAAACACATATAGTAGTAGGTGGGTGATGGATACTTTTTTAATTCGTACGAGTTCTAGGTACCGTGGGGAGAATTATACAAGAGCGACGCTGACGAACCAACTCCGAAACCGAATCCCGAACCCAACCCCCTCGTAATCAGCGCGTTACGTTCAAACTTTTTAGCGTTTTGTCTATAGGTAGGCGCTCAAGTAGAGTATCTATTCTATGTCGGCTAGGCGTTCGTTTACTGAACGTATTCAGGTCGTTTGCTGTAGAAAAAGGTAAACTTTTCGTGTACTGAACGTATGCTTTTTTTCGTGGGTGTGGTCGGTCGTAGACCTGCATCAATCCCCTCTCTACTTTTCCCCACTTTTCACCACTCGTTCCCTTCATCTTTCTTAGTACGTTTCGCTGTATGTTTCGTGTATGTTTATTTAGTATACTATAGTAGACAGGGCCTCAGTTAACGATTACGGCAGGAATTATACTAATAGTTTAAACAGCGGAAAAAGTATGCTTTTGCCCGTATTTGGTACATATTGGGTCGGGTTAGGCCGTTGGTGTTCAGTCAGTTAGGTGCTGAATTACGTACATACGATTTCTTAAATGACGCTGATTATCAGGTAGTTACGTTAACTCGTTGTGTTTCAGTATGTTGTAACTTGCTGAGTTTTAGCCTGTTAGTAACTAATTGATTCTCAGCGGTTTACTAACTCGTTGATTATCAGGTAGTATTATTTAGAACGATTCTAAATTTCATCTCGAAGCAACTTTTTTTTTGGTGCTGATTATCAAGCAGTTAGCCCTATATATTCCTATAAGGGGCGTGGGCTCCTCGAAATTTCTCTTGGCTAAAGTTTGCATATTTGTAAAGCCGCAGTATATTTGTGGAGTCGAAAGGCCAACGGGCCACCACCACTCGACGAAGTTTTTTGAAATATCAACCGAAACGCGAACTCAGAGTCGGAGACAAGAGCAGAGCGCGGTAGGCAGGAAAGTCCCAAGTGACGATAGACGAACGGATGTTGGCGAAAACGCCTCTCCAATTTCTGAAACCCACCTTGTGAACCTTGTACGATTGAGTCAGTGAGCCACGGCCACTTTCTCTCGGGCGTTAAGGAGCGGAGTAGCAGGTCAGGTCAGAATAGTAGAGTGATGTAAGCAGAAAGCGTAGCGCAAGTAAGCCAACACAGGTCGATTGAAAGTAGCGAGGGCAGGTAGACAAGACAAGCAAAGCCAAGTACGGCGGCCGTAAGAAACACGAGTCCAAACCTAATGAAGCAAAGCGCCGTGGCGCGGAGCGACAAGCAGTGCGGAGGAGTCCAATGAACGCCACCTGAACACCTGAGTGAATCGAGTCAAACAAAGCCGAGAACAACATCAAGCGAAAGACAGGATATGCGGTGCGTAAACAGCGCCGCCAAAGGATAGCAGATGTGGTCGAACTAACAGCATATGCGGTCAACAGGCTCACGCCACAGGCCGCCAAAAAAGTTCACCTGTTCAAGGCACACTACTGCCGCTTGGAGTGCACATCGTGCATAGGGTTCGAGTCCCTACGGCAGTCAAACTTTAACCACTAATCTAAAATCAATCACTATGAAAATTAAAGAAATCGCCATTTTATTTCTTCAATTCTTATTCGTAACCACCATAATCCTACTTCCATTTGTTATTGTCTTTTCGTTGGCAGACGAAGACCCGCGTGAGAGAATAGAAATAGAAGATGGAACGAGAGTAATTACAATGGACGGAGACACAATCGAAGTTCACGCATACAAATTTTTGTACGCATACAAGGTTAACTGATGAGCGCTTTAATAGCCGAAACGTCGTGAGACGTCTTAACCAAAAACAATTTAATTCTTTTCGTTATGAGAGTT